ACCTTGACGCCCTCGGCGTAGTTGAAGTCGCGTCCCGGCTTGATCAGGCGCTGCTTGAGGTTGCCCATTGGAGTCTCCTATAGACGGTCGAGCCGGTGGCTCACGGATATTGAGTAGCAGAACTAAATGTTTCGGTCAAGCGGCTATTCTGGTTCAGGCTCTTGGTCAGCCTGCTTCTTCATTCGCTTCGAGTTGGCGTCAATGAGAGCGTCGCGGATGGCTTGCACGTGGGCCTTACGTAGGTCCATTTCGTACTGAAGCGAGTCTTCCCTCATCTCGCGCGTACGGAGCATTAGCGCACGGTTAGTGCGGGCGTACAGTGATAGGTAGCGCAAGTACGCACTCGCTAGCTCGTCTCGATGCCGACCATCCTCCATGTACTCCTTTGGTCCTTTCCGGTACGCTGCGGCAGCCTCGGGAGACATCATGTTAATGACGAGAGCACCAGGGCTGTTCTCGCTGATAGAGGTGTTTCCAGCGAGGAGGTTCAGGAACATCTCGGTCTGCTGCATCGCCACGTACGTCTTGGCACCGTCCCGGTAGTACAGCCGCGTGAAGGGCGAGAAGAAGGCAGGCCAGCTTGGCACTGTCTTCAGCGCCGTGACTCCCTTGGGCTGACCCTTGGGCCTCTTCTCCTCGGTGGCAATGAAGCCGAGGTCCGAGAGCAGTACGTCGTAGCCTTGGAGCCCCGGCTTGCTGTACGCCCCGTAGGACCGCTTGCCTGCCATTGTGTCGAGGATGGCCCCCGTGAAAGGGTTCAGTTCGTCGTGTATCGTCTCTAGGCTGCCCTCAATAAACGCGTCAAAGCTAGGAGCAGGCTGTGTCCTGTAGCCTGTGTCTACGCCCAGGTTGGCGAGGGACACCGCGAGTTGTACGGCGAGGTCACCAAGCTGGTACGGCAGAACCATGTCGTCATAGTTGCCACGCGTCAGCAGGCGCAGATTGTAGCCCCGGTTGCTTAGCCCCGGTGCGAGTGCGTCGATGCGCTCCTTCTCTTCCGGAGAGTATGGGCGGCTGACGACGTAGGCGTAGGGCTCCTCCCAGTCCTGGCGGTACTGGCGGAGCAGTCGCAGAGTGGTGTAGTAGTTACGCCGTGCCTGCTCACCGGCTTCCTCTGAAGGTGCGTCAGTGCCCATGTAGGTTTCGCCGACGTAAGGAAGCACTCGCTCACGGAGCTTGCTGTGTAGGACAAACGCGCTCACCGCGTCTGTGTCGCCGCCTAGCGCCCTGGCCCACACGCGCCCTGACTGCTTCCATCCCTGGTACTTGGCGCGCCCGTACAGCACCAGTACGTTTGCGACAGAGCGGGCTACGGGCGAAAGGTCCGTCCAGTTCATCAGCGACATCGTCATCACGTCTTCGGCTTCAGTTGCCGTTGACCCTCTGAACCGCTTGTAGAGGTACAGAGCCGCACGCTGCTCCGTACCGATTTCGTTGGTGACATCCGCTAGCTGCTGCGCGTTCGTGTCCATCACATCCAGCACGCCGCGCATGTCTGGAAGTTTCACGCCGAAACGGGCAAGCAACTCCGTGAACTGTGCCCGGAAGCCGCGCGCATCCGAAGCGTCTGTCCGAAGACGCAGCCTGCGCGTCTCGTTCAGGAGCAGCGCATCTCGGGCTCGGGAGTGGAACGTGTCGTACACACCCGCGCTTTCCAGCTCTTCATACACTTCGCCGACCGTCATGTCTGTGCCGTCAGGTCGCTTTAGTGTCTTGCCTCTGTAGTTGAAAACTTGGTTGGGTGCGGTGTCTTCGAGGTAGCGCAGAGGCCCATCCAGCAGGAGTGTCAGGTCATCTGGAATGGGCAGTACGTTAGCTATACGGGCTGTGTCAGCAGACGTAGCGGCTTTACGTAGCAGAAGGGCACCAAGGCGCGCGGGGCCAAACGGCACGAAAGGAAGCCCAGCAGGGCCGAGAATACGTCCCTGCTCAATCGCACGGTTGGTAGTCCGTAATCCTGCAACCAACACAGCGAAAGCCGCTGCGTTGCCTTCTGTTTGCGCTGTAGCCAGCGTGTCATCGAGAACAGAACGCAACGCACGGGCTGATGTGTGGATGCTGTTACCGAAGCCCGCGATGGTTGTACCGTACAGAATCTTCGAGGCAATGAACGCGGATGCCGCACGGAAGAGATTGCCGCCTATCATCGTAGGGTCGGTCCACGCCTTCTCTTCTTGGGTAACGTCTTTGAAGTTTCTCTCTAGTCGTCGTAGCCGCGACGAGATGTAGTCGACCTGCTGCTTGACGAGGTACACAGGCACGTCTGCATCGCCGCGCGTGCCGATGAGAACCAGGCGCTGCATCCCATCGCTCAGTTCCTTTGCGGCCAGGGGGTCGACAACCCCTAGCTTCGCAAGAGACTCCATGATGTCGCCCGCACGCAGGAACTCGGGCACAGGCTGTAGGTCCGCAAGGGGCACTTTTCGCGTACCGTTGCCCATCAAGACGAGGGCCGTCTTGCCTGTCTTATCGTCAGGGTCGAGCCCCTGATAAGTGTAGCTCCGGGCTCCCGAGAAGTGGGGATCGACCACATCTATTTGCCCCTTGGTTCCTACGAGAGGAATCTCGTCAGGCGCAAACACCGAGGGCGCACGCCTCGTCCGTGTCTTGAGGCGTTGACCGGTCGCTGGGTCGTAATCTATCGCTTCTGTCGGCATAAACGGCTGGGCCGCGTCGCTAGCTGTCTTGAGTTCTCCTCGAAGGTACACCTTGCTTCCAGGAACCATCTCGGATGGACCGCGCAGCTTAAACAGGTCTGCGTTGAGATAAGGCAGCTGCTCCTTCGCCGCGCCCCGCGACAGCGCCTTGAGAGCAGTGGAGGCGTCTGCGGCTGTGACGCCGACTTGCGCCAGTAGCAAGTCCTTGAATGCGCGTGAATACACGCTGCCGTCTGCAATGATGCGCGCAAATTCGGCCTGTGACCGAGGCCCAACTACGGTACCGCTCGGACCCACAGCGTCACGCACAAGCTCGTACAGCCTATCGTACCTCTCGGGTGTACTGCCCGTGAACAGGACATCATCTGCCTCCAGCCCCGGCTTAGTTGCCGTTGCTTTGCCTGCCAGTCTCTGACAGAAGGCGTCAATGGCAGGGCCTGCCGCCCCAAATTGGCCCTCCTTGATTTGCGACTTGACCAGCGTGATGATGAACTGGCCTACGTCCAAGTCGGTGAGGTTGCTCGGGACCGCCTTCCTCGAACGCAACGCAGTACGCACCCCCTGTAGGTGCTCGATGACATCCACAGTCGCCGAAGTTGTGCGGCTAAGCCCTCGGGCTACCTTGTCGGTAGCGCCGACGACTACTTGCTTCGCGGCTTGTGTCGCGGCAGTGGCCACAGGCCCCGCGCTGCCTTCGGCTAGCTCTGTCAGACCCTTGATGTAGACACCAAAAGCAGAGTCTTGTTGTACCTGCTCTTGTGGTCCAACGACTCGCTGCCTGATGTCGAAGACAGGGCTAGCCTGCATGGCTTCGTAATCGCGCGTCAAATACGCCCGCTGTGTCTCGGCAAGAAGGTCAAGACTCTCATCCCCAGAGAGCCCGCGCTGTCGTGCGATAATCTCCACGGCACGGTCGATGTTGGTCAGGTCTGCGTCGACAATCTCCTGTCGCCGCGCCGCCTCCTGGTTCACACGCGCAACTGCCTTCGCAACGTCGGTGCCCGCCGCCGCAGGGGCAACTTCCCCGAACAGAGCGTACACGTCATTGACGAACCGTGCCCGCGCGTAGCGGTTGACAGTAGCTTTCAGCACGCTCCCGGCAAGCTCGATGTAGCGTGTTCTCCCCGCTACCATCGCATCGCGAGCCTCCTTGTACTCGCGTTGCGCTCGTCCTGCCGCACCTGCTGGGTCAAACCAGAACCGAGCGGCATTCACGAGCCGCTGGTAGTTCTCGCCCGCACCTTCTACAGGAAGAGCTGTCTCGATGTCGCCTGCAGTGGCCCGCCGCCAGAAGTTAGACAGCAGGCTCTGACTGGCTGCGGTCTTCTTGAACTCTGACTCCAGCACGTCTGCGAGCGAGCGAGGGCCGTACTTCCCACGCCGGTAAGCATCGAGCACAACGGCCACGTCCGCCCTATCTGCTCGGCGCGAAGCACGTAGGGCAGCTGTTTCCTCTAGCGTACGGAACAGGTTCAGAAGCGCCTCGTTGTTTGCGTTTCTTGCGAGCCTTTCGGTCCTAGCGAGTCGTTGGGCAATTCCAACCCTGCTACTAAATGTGCCCAGCTTGGCGTCGTACTGCTCTGCGAGATCTTCCGCTGACTTCTTTGTTGTTCTCTTCTTTGCGCCTGCTTCTTTGGCGGTACGTTTCGCCAAACGCTCTTGGGCTTGCCGGCGCGTAAGGTCGGGCAACTCTTGCATATCGTCAAAGAGTGCTGCCAACTTTGCTCGCCGATTCGTCCGCAACGCAGAGGGCCCGACTACCGTGCGGCCTTCAGCGTCCTTTGCAGAGGGGCCTCGGTACTCCGAGAAGGTCGGAGCAGGGGCCGCTTGCTCACCCTTGACCTTCTTAGCCCTCTGAATGGGGATGCCCTTGGTCAGTTCAGCGTCCTGACCGAGTACGCCCTTTACGGTCGGCTCGACAGGTGAACCCTCACGGGCTGCGCGCCGTGCGTCGGCTCCCATCTTCCGCTTTGTGCTGCGGGGCGAGAGTTCGAGCACCGCGTCGGCAGCTTCATCTAGGGCCTTCCTTGCCTCCGCAACTCGACGACGTGCGGCAGAAAGCTCCCGCGCTGTCTGGAGGCGCCTTTCCTTCAAAGCGTCAAGGTCGACCTTCCGTGCGCCTGCCACATCGGCAACAATGCCGGCAAGTGTGGCCTGCTTGGCATCTGCAATGACCTCGGGAATGTCCGCCATTCCGAGGACAAGGTTCCCGCGCACAGTGTCTTCGTAGTAGTCAAAGAACGCATCACGAATGCGAACAGCCAGCTCTTGGTCGCTCGCGCTTCCCGCCTGCAATCGCTTGAGAGCAGTGACCAAGTCTTCGCCTTCCCGAAGCGGGTTGATGTAGATGCGAAGCTCATCACTCATCTTGGCGGGAAGACGCTCACCCTTGCGTACCTTGCCGAGTGCTGTAAGAAGCAACTCCAGGGCTTGATCGCGCGTATCCGGGTCTACTACCTTCTTGACGCGGTTTGCGATCGCAACCTCGCCCAGTGCTTGGTTTTCTATGGCGCGTATTCGGTCATTGAGGGCCCTGATAGTGATGCGCGCATCACCTTCAACAAGCACGGCCTGCTTGAACTCTTCGAGCTTTGCGTCGTAGCTGTCGCGCCGAGCCTTGTTGAACTCAACGTCTGAGACGGCGTCCCGCGCTTTGTCCGCCAAGCTCTCCATACGGTCGCGGGCCTTGGCAGCAGTGCGCTCTGCTTCGCCCGCAGCACGTCGAGCAGGCGCCGTGTCGCTGACTCGTCCGCTTAGTCGTCCTGCAGTCTCGGCAGAAGCGGCAAGGATGACGGCCTCAAGCCCTTTGGCGGTGCTGTGGTTGCCAGCTTCTTTCAGCAAGGTGTCGACAACGAACGCGTCTTTGCCCCTCTGGGCCAAACGGGTGTCTGTGTCGATGGCAGCTTCGAGAATCTTTGTCCCTGTAGGACTTTCGTTTAAGTCCATAAGACGGCCAACATCGTCAGAAAGGAACAGGAAAAGCTCGCGACGGGCTTCTTTGCCCTCGTCTGTGGTGGCAAGCGCCGCGAACGCGTCCTGAATACCTTGATTAGTCGACCTCTCCATGGCTTCGGTAGCCGCATTCATAGGCGTCAAGGCTTGCTTGACGAGGCGCGAGTCCCGGATGCCGCGCGCTCCCTTGCCGAGGCCCATTATCAAGGCGTTTGTGCCGTCTAGTGGGTCTTTCGCCAAGGCAACAAAGGTGGCAGCGGCGCCCCCCACAGCCGTGCCCCCCGCTATCGCCGTCTCTGCCATCTCTGTGAGGCTGCGGGCGAGCCCTTCTTCCATGTCTTCTGGGTCACCCGCAATAGAACGCATGAGCGGGATTGCAGGACTGCCTACCCGCCCAATGGTCACCATCATCTCGGCAAGCTGTGCGTCCGTGACGGCCCTGTCCAGTACCGCTTGGTCACTACCGAGGTACTTGTAGTAGTAGAAGGACGCCTTCGCCGGGTGCCGAACAGCCAGCCCATCAATGGGCTCGTCAGGGTGCTCTCGTCGCAGTCTGTCCAGCATCAGCACGTAGGGCTTCGCCACAAGTTCTGGAGAAGCAACCTGTAGCAGGTAGTCAGCTGACGACGACACCGGGCTTCGCCCTGCAACGCTCTCAACGAACCGGTCCTGGGCGACCCGTATTTGCTTGTTGTTAATGGTGATGTAGCCCGACCTGTACTCTGCGGGCGTAAGCTGTTGGAGCACAGCAGCCTTTGCGCGCTGGAAGGGGCTGCCCGAAGTCCTCACCGGCAGGTAGTCCTTCGCGAACTCTTTCGCCGCAAAGGTCACGAGCCCTGCCATTGTGTCAGGAACAGGCGTGTCTTCGTCTGCGGGAGCCGACACATCCAATAGGGCGGCTGTCATCTTGGTCGGGTCTGCGTTGTAGACCGGGACGCCCGCGTTGAGGAACTGCTGCTCTAGCTCTTGTAGCCGCTCGGCGTACTCCTCGACGATGTCCGAGGGCTCGGGGTTCTCGACTCCTTGCTCCTGTAGCTCCAGGTAGCGGTCTACGTAGGCAGCTAGCTTGTACGTGTCGTAGTCCAGCGAGACACCGTATGCGTCCATCATCGGGATGTAGTCGACCGGAACTCCCTCCTGCCCAAACCGCTCCTGGAAGTTTCTCGCCATCTCCCCATGCAAGATGGCGCGCTTTGCCTGCTCGGTATCGCCAGCTGTGAACTTGTTAATCAAGGCGACTTTCGAGAGAAGGTTAGGAAAATCCTTTGCGAGGCGGTTGAACTCTCCTGCGTCGCTGACCCGGCTAGCGCGGTCAGTCAGCCTGCGAAGTTGACTGGCGTACTCTGTGTCTGCCTCTTTGCCCTGTAGGATTGCAACGGCACCTGACCGAGGCGTTGTCCCCACAACAGGCGTGCGCTCTCCCATCTGCCGCCGCGCCAGCGTGTGCTCCAGGTCGCTGCGGTCATTCGGTACAAGCTGGGGCAACTTCTCCGCGTAGTTGCGGTCTGTGACTACGCCCGCATCCCCGAACAACTTGAGGTCGTTCGCGAAGTACTTCATCGCCTCGCGTACGTCAGGGTTGTCGGGGTCGCTCTGCGCTGCCTGCAGCGCCTTCTCTAGGGCCTCGGCACCAGGGGCTGTGGGCGACCCGAACGCTTGCGGGTCAACATCGAGAGCCTGTCCGAGCTTGGTCGTCTGCTCATTCCACACGCTCGGGTCCGATGCCCGCGCTGTGCGGTCAAAGCGCGCCACCTCTCGGTCGTCTCTAGGCAGAGCCTGCTCTTCGACCGCATCCTTGAGCAGCTTGACCGTGTCCTGGGCCGACCGGTAGTCGGGACTGACAACCGGCTGGCCCAACGCTTCTGCGTCTTCGGCTGCTTTGGCTTGCTGTTCCCTAAGAAGCTCCCTCGCTTCTTCTAGCTGGGCCTTCAGCGGCCTCTCTTCTGGAGGAGCAACAACTGCAGGAGGCTCCGCTGGTTCTACGGGAGTCTCCTCTTCCTCTTCCTCTGTCTCAGCAGCTTTCTGCCTTCGCAGTTGTTCTGTTTTGAGGTCTTCTAGGAGTGTGCTCATCAGCCCGCCTCGTCCTCGTCCTCATCCTCTGTGCCGAGGAACCGTTCGCGACGCATTGCCTTTGTCGGGTCAGGGCGTCCCCGAATGGCAGCCTGCTGAGCCCGTAGTGTTCTCATCCCAAACCGCTCGGGCCTGTCGGCAAGTGCCAGCTTACCGCCTGTGAGCGTGTCGAGGCGCTGCATGTAGCGTCGTGAGATCTCGTCTGTCGTCAGCTGCGTAGGGCGTGTGTCGGGCAGCTTGCCGAGGCTCGCTTCCTGTGCCTCTCGCAGCTTCACCTTCTGCTCTTCGCCCCTCTTTGTGACTGCCGCAGGGTCTTCGACGCCGTAGCCCCGCTTGATCCGCGTAAGGAAGTCCTCGTCCTTGTCCTTGCCGGTAGGATCAATCTGGTCGAGCATCGCGTTGAAGGCACTGGCGTACGTCTTTTCGCCAGCCCCTTGGTACATCTTGATGGCCTTCGCCATGTCCGACGTACCCTTTTCCAGAGCCTTCCGTGCCTTGTTGGGGTCTAGGTATTCTCCCATGCTGTCTGCGTACGTGGGAGACACAATGACCTGAAGACCCATAGCGCGGGCTCTCGTCCATTCCTCCATCTGCGTGATAGGACGTACCGCTCCATCTGGCATGACGAGTGAGAACGCCTCTCCGTCAATCAAGGGCTGAATCTTTGCCTCGTCCAGAAGCACCTGCTGGTCAGGGGAGAGCAGTGTCGAGCCCTCCCCTTCTTGCTCCAGGGCGTCGAGTTGCGTCTCGATGTTCTGGATGATCGTGTCAGCATCGGACGGCACAGCTTGTTCAGCCGTCTCCTCGCTCCCTGGCTCCCGACCAAGGGCCGGGCTTTCTTCCCCCGTAGCTTTTCCAGCGGCCCTCTTGGCTTCTCTTGCCTCTTCGGTCGTAGTTACGACCTTGCGAAGCGTCTCCTTGTACGCCTCAAAGGCTTCTCTTCGAGTGGCCGCGTCTGGAATCTTCTTGAGTACGCCGACGACGCCCGTTGCCGTTGTCTTGCCCGCCAGTTCGGCTACAGCCACTTCCTTTGTCATGCGCGGACGACCCACAGTCAGGTCGTGCAGCGCTTGGGTTTGGTCGCGGAGGTTGTTCAGCTCTGTGATCTTGGCACTGGCTCGCTTAGACCGCGCATCAGTCTGCGTCCTCGCCATCGTGTTGAAGGCGTTCTGCACCTTCCCCAAGAACTTGTCGATGAGCCCCGCCACATCCCCCACGCTTGCCGGGTCTGCCATGTCCAGCTTGCGAACAGCCTCGGCAAACGCCTTGGCGTCGTTCGCATTGATGTCAGCTTCGACCTCTTCCCGCCTAGACAGCTTCCGCTCTTCGGGCTTCTCCTCCTTGAGGAATTCACGGTCAGGCTTCTTGCCCAGGAGCCGCGTAGCAGCTTCCAGTGTCCGCTTCTTCCTGCGTACGCGCGACCGTGCGCGGAGCGCCCCGCCCAGCTTCTGAAGCTCCTCGTCCGCCAAGATGGCTTCGGACGGACTCAACTCCCGCCTGCGCCGGTCAGCGAGCAGCTTGTCAAGCCCTGCCGTTCGCTCGTCTTGACCTGGCAGAGGCTCGTCGTCTTCTGCCGGCAACATGCTTTCCATCAAGCGTTTGTTGCTTGCTTCTTGGATTTCAGGGGACTCCCCCCTAACCCTTGCTATGTTGCTTCTCATACGAGCGTTTCGGGCGATGCTCTCCGCAGTAAGCCCCTCTTGGTCCAACGCAAGCAGCTCTTCCGCGATGGCGTCAGGGTCACGATAACCAAGCCTCGCCGGGTCAGTACCCAGGGTTCCCAGCGCCGCTGCAAGTCTCTCTTCTGGTGTCATGTCGGCTCCCCTGGCGCCTGCCCTGTCGGCGTGTTCTGTGCCATCAGTTGCCGTGTCGTCTCGACACCCATTGCTTCAAGGGCTCCTGACAGGCCCTCTGATGCGGCCTGCTCGGTCATCTGCGTGACCACCTGCTGACCTGTCGTCTCGGCGAAGGTGGTCGGGGGCTCGCCTGCCGTAGCGAGCAGCGCGTTCTGACGCTGGCGTAGTTGGTCGAGCATCGCACGCTCGGCTTGCGCTGCGGCCTGGCCTGCCCGGAAGCCCTGCTGGGCGGCAGCCTGTGCCGTGGCCTCTGCCTGCCCACGACCCGCCTGACGGGCCATCTCACTGGCCTTTGCGGGGTCGACGTTGCTAAGCGCCAGGCGCCCTAGCTCGGCCTGCTGACCGCCCGTAGGAGCCCGGGAGAGGTCAGCCACAGCCGCTCGCCGAGCCTCGGCCATCTTCTCGGCCATGAACCGGGGGTCGTTGAGACGGGCTTCCTGCTTCTCGGCCTTGCGCTCGTACTCGGCAGCGCCCTCTAGTGCCTCTGCAGTCCGAATCTTGTCGATTGCCTTGAGAGGACTGACGGCTCCCTGGACATCGTACTCTTCACGCAAGTCCTTCATTGCTCGGCGCTTGCCGCCTGCGTCGTCTGCCATCCCGCACCCCTCACGCCTTGAAGTATAGCACCTTGATGTTGCGGGCTCGAACTCGGGTCTGCCGCACGATTTCCTGACTAATGACACGCAGGCTTGCGGTGTGGAAGCCCTTCGCCTTGATCCCTACGTAGGCGTGCCCCGACCAATATCGCGACTTGTGCCGGTCGCGCAGCTTGTGGACAGGGAGCCCGTTTGGGGCGTAATCATCGAACGGGTCAGCAGGTCGAGAGTCCGCGCCGTCAACGGCCTCGATCTGTTGCGCAAACATTGTCTCGCGCGATTCTCGCGTCGTGCTGTACTTCGCATACTCGGTACCATCAAAGAAGAAGCGAACAGCGACGTTGGGCTGAGGGAACGCATCTGGGTCAGGGACGCGATCTTGCCCCGTTTCCTTCGTCGGCGTGTTGCCAAAGCGTGCTGCGTCGGAAGTCCACGTCACCTGCCATGTGATGAGGACATGGGCTCGGTACGGCAAGTAGAACGTCGTGGAGGCGCCTGGGATAGCCTTCGGTCGGTCAGCAGGAGCCTCCGCTGCGTCAGTGACCCCTAGAAACTCGGACGTACGATGCTGCTGACCAATCTTCTGCCCCGCACTGTCGACAGCCGTCTTGAGTGTGCGGCTCGCGGACAGGTAGCTCAGGTGTCCGTTGTCGAAGTTCTTCATCGTCAGATTGTTAACATCTCTTCCCCTGTCAAAGACGTACCGGACGTTGTTAAAGTAGTCGAGGTTGGCAGTGCCTCCGACCATGAGCCCGCCGCTGACGGCGCCTAGCTGGATGTAGGTGTAGTCCAGCAGCCGGTCGATAGTCGCCACGTTGGTGGCGTCCAGGTTTCCGTTGATCTCACCCAGCTGGCGAAAGCTGTTGTTGAGCGTGGTTGTCAAGACGAAGGCCCCGTCGACCAGCGGCGTGATCGCAATCGTCCCCATCACACCACCTCAACAAGCATCGGAACCGCCGTAATGTTGGCGCGCTGTACCAGGTACCCTCTACTGTTCGCCGAGAGGAAGCCTAGGTGCACCTTCTCGATGTCAGACAAGCCGAGCGTCGTCAAGTCCGCAGCTGTCACAACAGTGCGGATAGCCACGTCCTGGTACGTCTTGTAGTCGAACTGCTGGTAGACAGGGCCTGGCCCGCTCTTCCCATCCGGTGCCACGTCAATCTGCGCATTACCTGGCAGGTCCCGCAGCGGGCTCATAGGCATCCGTCCCCGCAGCACTCCGAGCGCATCCACTTCAGCGGTTGTGGGCGTGTCCTTGTTCCCCGCAGTGCCAATGGTGACGCGGGGGGAGACTTGGCGCTCCGTCCGGCGCAAAGTTCGTTGCACACCAGTGCTGCTCTCGAACACAAGCACGATGGTGGCATCCCAGGTGTACTCGTTCAACGTGATGCCAGAGATGTTCTTGTTCTCGTTGCTACCGAAGATGACTTCGATGCCCGTGAACTCTTTGACCTCGACGTTCGCCATGACCAGCAGTGCCGTCGGCTGCGTCGCGTCGGTCGTCCGTGTGAGCGTAACGGCTTCCGCTAGCGTGACGGTGTACCCTTCAATCAGGGGTATAACCGGGTTATCCAGCCTAACAATAGCGCTACCGATGGGTAGCGGTGACCCTGGATGCGACGGCGTACCAACCCTTGCCTCTGGCGTCTTGGCAGTAACAATGTTCTCAACAACCGATGGGACGTGCACAGTGTTGAGCGCTTGCTCGGCAAGCGCATCGACCTGAAGCGTGTTGAGTGCGTCTGTCAGCACATCGAAGCGGTCGTTGAGTGATGCCGCGTCAAACAGTGTGTCGTCGTTGAGGTAGGGATAGCGAGGCATCAGCGCACCATTTCAAGGGCAAACAGTTCGCGGTGCCCAATGAACGTCAGGCGTCCATCGTATGTTTCTGCCCCTTGTGCTGGAGCCCGTTGCATCGACCCTCGAATGTTCATCACGACAACCTCGACAAGGTTGACACCTGGGAGCATGTCGATGACGGCATCCACAACGATAGGCAGGCGGGCTCCTGCTAGGCCCCCGCCGCCTTGAGGTAGCTCTGCGATTGGATTTCGATCATTCTGGGACGCAGAGTTGGCCGCGTCCCCGAACTGGTCTGAACGAAAGTCGTCCTGGCTCAAGTCGCCACTGCCCAGGATAGTCTCGTGCAGCACCGAGCCGTTGACGCGCAGAGCCACGAGGTACCCGAAGCCCATCTGGCGGAACTTCGGGAGGGTTATGTAAGCCGTCGAGTTCGTGCCGCAGTGAATGTTGAAGCTGGCACAGAGGTACGCAGGTCCGCCGCGTCCTGTGAACTCTAGGCGCAAGCCTTCGTCGTTGAATGCTTGCCAACCATCTTGGGACTCAATCGACACCCACCCTGCTAAATCCGGGTTGCTGTACCCGGCTTCCGGTCCCAGTTCCGCCATTGTAGGAATCGAACGATGCAAACGCAGCGCCGCGTCGTCTGCGAAGTTCGCCAACGTGAACGCCGAAGCACTGAAGTTGTGCTCGTTGAGCCCGCCAGCAAGTTCTTCCACGAACGGCTGGAAGTTCTCATTGATGGGCTCAATCGACACAACGTGGTCAGGCTCAATGTCGTACAGCTTGAACCGCCAGGACATGGCACCTCCTACGGCGGCATCTGGGCACCGCCATAGTAACGCGACGCCTGCTGCACCTGGAAGCCGATAAACTCCCAGTTGCCTGTTCCTCGGATGCGGAAGCGCACAGCTTCAGCGGACGGGACGTGGACAGCAGCCCGTGTCCAGTACGGGCGTCGCTCCTTCCACGTGGTGCCATCGGCCAGTCGCGACGACTTCCAGAAGTCAGGGATGTCCTTGCGGGAGTAGCGGAACGCGGACGTAGTCTCGACCACCTTACCCCGCCAGTTGCGCATGACCTCGATAGTGACCTTTGCATCTTCCGTTTCGCGCAGCCACAGGTAGATCACATACGACGTACGCGCTTCGTCCGAGCCCTGGGCATTGAGCCACGCTGTCTCGATGAGGGCTTCTCGGTCTTCGACCAGAGTGGGGATGTCGGGGCTCGCTGTGTGGTCGAGCAAATACACGCCGCTGTGGTCCGCATCGTCGGGCAGGTGCCCGCCAAGCAGTGTGTAGGCGCGATGGTCACGCGTGGTGCAGATACTGTCCGCCACCATGTCATCACGTTCGCGCCAGCCCGCGCCGTCGTAGATGAAGCAGTGCGTGTTCTTTGCGGCGCCGTCGAGGCTGACCCAACAACGGTACTCGCGGCTGCGCTGGTCGAACACACCAACTGCCTGCACCAGTCTCGACAGTGTGAGTCGCTTCAGCGTCTTGCGGATAGGCAGCGACTCGTAGGTCACCGTCGTGCCGTTGTAGCTGTAGAAGCCGTCGAAGCCCAGCCACATGACTTTACCGTCAGGCAGGCTAGCCATGCTGCTAGGGGCAGCGCAGCCAATCTCGGATGAGATAGGGCGATACTTGAACGCCTTGCCATCGTCCGACGACTCGACCAGGAACGTCGAGGCAACTGTGCACACTAGCAGGCCGTTAGTCACCGCGTGCAGGCCCGTAATGTCGGACATTGGGTCAGGCGTCAGGTCATTGCCCGACAGGAACGTGCCCCAGAAGTTCGCCTCACTGGGTCTGATGGTCGCTGGGTCATCTTCGATGCCCGCAATCCACAGACGCCCCAGAGCCATCGTGCAGAGTGTGAAGCGCGGTACCGGAAGCACTTCCTTCGCAGGCTCGGTGAGCCATCCATCAGGGATGTTGTCCGGGTACACCGTGACCACGTTGTCAGGCAGCGTGGCGTAGCCCTGGCTCGTCGCTAGTGCGTTCTGCGTCAGGTAGTACAGGGTGTTGTCACCGGTGTTCTCAATGTCCTTTGTCCGGTACAGGCGCCGGCCTACACACCGCTCGGGGCCGGTAGGGATGCCTTCCCACTTAGCCTGGATGCGCACTTTGTTGGGACGTGCCTTTATGACGCTGTACACTTCTGGTAGGTTCTCGCGGAAGTCCTCGTCACCGGTTGCCGCTAGCTCCGAAAACAACTGCTTAGGGCTCTTCAGCAGGATGGCAGGCCGCAGGTCGCATCGCACTGGGTTGCTTGCAGGGGACAGCGGGGAGAGATTGCCCCACACGTCGATGAACTGCACGGCGCAGCGCCACTGACCCTGCTCTATCCACCCTGACGTACCGACAGTCAGCTTGTCTGGGTCCGAGATAGGGAGCGTTGTGATCGTCCCGATGCGGCAGTCCCCGAACCCGTCCGTCATCGGAGTACTAGCCCCTACTGCGTAGCTAGCACTCTTTCTCCAAGGTAGAGAAGCATTATGGTCGACCATTGCCTGCGGGTGGGACGACGAATGTGCATACCCTCGGTCGTTCACACCGTCGCCCGAAGGTGTAAGCTGCTCTTCCGAACTGCTAGGCCCAAGCCCAACAGGGGATGCTGGAATCTCGGAAAAGCCCAGTGGGGCGATGTAGTGCCCGTCGTAGAAGTACGCGCGCCCCTGCTGCGGCACGATGACAACACCGTTGCCCGTGAACGTGAATTGCGTCGGCGGGCGAGCCTGCTTTGAGTCAAGCAAGCGGGCTTGGATGCCTGCGTCCCCCGGCGTTGGGCTAATCAAGCGCCGCCAGTTGCGTTCCCAGCCCTGCCACTCCCACAGTTCATTGCCTGTGTGGAGCAGTAGAAGTTCCCGTCCTGACTTCATCACCGCGTGAAAGATGCCGTGCTGCCGGAAACCGTAGCGAGGAGTAGCAGGGTCGGTCGCCACGCCACTGCTGCTTACTGGGTTCTGCCTCGACTCGGGGCGGAGCCCCGTAGTAGGTACCGGCACGTAGGCCGTTGGTCCCCAGATGGAGCGCAGCGTCTGCTCTTCGAGCAGGTACATGTTCACAATCCGGCGCGCAATCTCGTTGGGCGCAAGAAGACTGTCTCCCTGCTCACGCAGGAAGTAAGGGCCTTCGAGAGTGGATGCCGGAATGGTAGGCACTACTTCTCCTTACGGGGCCGCCCCACGCGGGGGGACGCCGGACGCCCCACTAGCTCAAGGTGGTCCGTCACCAGTTCACCTTCGACGAACCGCTCGGGCACGCGCCCGAAGAACCGAATCTCACCCACCCGCGTGCCGTCTTCGCGAACCTCGACGGCGATGCAGGTCCCGTGATGTACCGTGTCGCTGCGCGGTCCCTGTCGCGCGTACACGGCGCCACAGATGATAGGTGTTGACGCCACATGACCCCCTAGTTGCTAGTCTTATACCACTTACGATAGTTGTCTCGTGAGCGGTACGAGAACCTAGCACGAACCATGCGACGTAGCACAGGAACAGCGGCTGGACGCAAATCACCGTAGCGCTTGTTCAACAGCTCTAGTGCTGCGTTGTAGCGCTTCATCATGGTATCTGCGGCACCGAAGTTGCCCATGCTCTCATAGAGGTAGGCCATTGCGCGGTCGACCAGCGTGCTGACTGCCTCCGCGTGCAGACGGGGCACGTCGCGCTCGTCTTCCAACTTCTGGGGCCGACGGACGCAACGGATGTCCATTTCGTAGCGCTGGTCAGGACGCGGGTACATGGCGTACTGCTGGTACCCGTGCGTGTCACGCAGCGGGCGTGACCGGTCAGGGATGTACTGCCCGTCGTCGATGAACATGCCCTTGTTGACGTGGTCGACCCGCATCTCGGCAAGGAGGTAGAACTTCTCCTTGTTGTCCACAAATGCCCTGTCAGCCACCAACGTGGCTGCGCCTCTAGTCAGCGAGTCGTAGGGCACAGCCGGGTTTAGCTCGATGTCGCGGACACGTCGGCGGTAGATGCGTACGTGAATGCCTGACTGGTTCTCGGACACCCTCACACCGGTAGCCCCGTAGTCCGCTGCGGCCGTCGTCGTCAGGCGTGTCTGGAAGCCCAGGACGTACTCGATGTTGGGCACGGTGACCACGATACCGGTGTAGCGCCCTTCGTTGACCATTTCGGCAACCGCAATCTTAGCGGACACCGGGCTCGGCGCTGACTCGTAGCGGGGCTCTCGGATGCGGTTGTCGGCCACCTCGTCGTTGGGCGTAGACGCAATGGTCTGGCCCGTGTTGAACCAGTTCTTTGCGTACGAGTCCCACTTGGCCAGCCCTGGTAGGCGGAAGTCTGCGTCCCGCTTACCCCACGTGTACGTGACGATGTACTCAAACTCACCGGGGGGCTCTGGTCCCTTCCACGTGGTGGTGGTAGGAGCCTCGACGCGCGGAGCCCTGCCAGGTCCTTCGAGTTGGAAGTGCTCGCGGCGGAACGCCAACCGGGGGATGCCAGCCGCAACCTGTCCACGAGGTCCGACGAGCGTACGCTGCTCGGCCTCGTCCTGCCCCATCACGTCAAGCGGGTACTGCTGCGTGTTGTTGAACAGCCGCATCGAGCGCATGGTGATGAGGTCATCGGGCAGGGCGTAGTCTTCGGTGTAGATGCGCCACTTGAAGCCCGAGGCGGCGAGCGGGCGTTCCCCGTGCGTCTCCAGGTCAAACGGGTGTACGAGGGTCATCTTCCACTTGTCGACTGCGCTGTCGAACCAGATAGTGCGTATCTGGTTGCGTACAATGTGCGTGTCTGTGGTGATCTCAATCACCCGCCCGTCCCACGACCTGTCCGTCTTCCATGTCGTGGTGTAGCTGCCATCGGTGTTTGCATCAGCCGTCGTCTTCGTGTACGTCGTTACGAACGTCCACGGGTCGGGGGCCGTTGAAGCAAGTGCGTTGTCCCCCAGCGCCCGGATTGTGTCGTCAGCCGAAGCAGACTTCACGTCAGGCTCGGTCGTGGCCCGCAGGGTGTCCTCGAAGAACAGGTACGGAGCCTCACGCGCAATCTGGTTGTACGCGCGATTGATGAAGCCCGTGATGCGCTTGGTCGCTTCGGGCGACTGCTCGGGGGACCAGTCCGCTTGCGCGAACATTGCTTCGCGAATCTCTGCCAAGTTCATCTATCACCCCCGGCAGTCGATGAACGCAAACCCCTTACCGCTGGCCGCGATGGCCTGCACGGCGAGGGCGATGGTACTTGCCGCCGCCGTCGCCGAGTTTGCCTTGACCAAGACAGAGCCTACTTCGACCCCGCCTGAAGTCAAGCTGTCGACATCGGACACGCCTGCGCCCGAGCCGACAAGGACCTTGCCGATACCCCGCTTGAGAACGAAGCCGTACTGGTCCGCTGGGATGGCGTGTTGAGCGATGCCCACCACGCGCATACCCAGAGTGATGCTGGCGGCTGGCGTGTGCACCACTTCGTAAGTCCTCGAAGTGGTGTCACGCATGACGACCTCCCCCTCCGCGAAGTCAGTCGACCCTGCATTGTGGACGTAAATCCACTCCTGCGTGCCCTGGTCGAGCAGTTCTACGGTGAGAACTGTCCCGAGCCGGACTTCAGGGTTTGCAGCGACGCTCGCAGAGGTGACGGCCATCAGACGCTACCCACAGTTGACGTAGACGGTGCCGGTTGCATCGCCGCTAATTGCGGTTGCGGTATGCCCGATGACTGCGATGTTGGCGCCAGCAGTGTCGTCTGCGTAGGCAACCACCGTACCGGCGGCGCTACCGCCTGTCGTGAATGCCGAATCAAGTGCCACGCCCGCGCTGCCTGCCAGAACGAGGCCCACACCCTTACGCAGGATGAAGCCGTACGAGCCCGCAGCAATCGCGTGCTGTGCGACGCCCAGCACCATGACAGCAGGCGTGTGCGTCGTGTCCGGGGCCTGAATGCCACCGTAGAAGTCGAACGTCGTCGCGCTCGGGTCCTTGATGATCACGTTCCCGATTGCGAAGGCAGTGCTGGCCTCATCGTTGAAGACGTAGACCCACTCCTGTAGCCCGTTGTCGCCGTCAGGAACGGTGAGAACGAAGCCCAGAGGGCACTGCTGGTCCGTAGTGACAGTAGTCGGGCTAATGCCCGCTGCGGTGAATCCCATGATGGCCTCCTACGGCGTGGCTGCGCCGGTGATGGCGAAGTTGGCCCGACGCTGGTTCGTGTGAAGACCCATCATCAGGACGATTTCGTAGCGGTAGAGGTCCTGGTCCGGGATACGGAACGGACCGCGAACGGCGAAGTCACCCTTCGTCTCCTTGGACGCGTCGTGGCCCAGGGTGAAGGAGTACCAGCACGGGGTCTTGAACCCGTAGATGACACCGTCAGCCGTGGCCGCCAGGGCCGCGTCCGTCGTTGCCGTACCAGCAGCGCCGGTGCCGCCAGAAGCGAACGTGGCAGCCGCGATGTCGATGGCGTCGTCGAGGTAGAAGTCCGCGTTGAGGAACTTCACGCCCTGACGAACCTGACCGGGGGCCTTGTCGCCCTCGACCTTGGTGACGCGCACCTGGTCGTCCAGGTCCTCGATGTAGTTGAGGTAGGACTGCTCGTCGCCGATCATCAGGTCGACATCGCCGAGCGTCTTGCCCTCGCGGGAAGCGGCGAAGTACGCCTTGCGCATCTGCGCACGACCGTCGACAGCGAAGGACGTGATGTCCTCGTACTGGTTGAACCAGCCGTCGATAGCATCCGACGTGGCGCCCTGACTGTTGAGGTCGTGGACCTTGTTCTGCTGGCTGGCAGCCGCGCGGAACGAGAAGAAGCCGTCGCGGGCAGTGCCGTCCGGGTTGAACTTCACGTTGCCGTTGAAGGTACAGAACGAGCCAACGCCCGAGCCGTTGCCCGTGCCCATCTGCTTGGCGATGCGCTCGTGGAAGTCGGCCAGGGCCAACTCCGGGTAGTGCTGGAGGATGCGGGCGAGGTCCATCTCGCCGTTGGCCTCAGCCAGGTCCTTGCCAGGAACGTCGAACGCGTAGATCAGTCGCGGAGCGACGACCTGACCGCGATGCGCGTTCTGTGAACGGCCACCGGCGATGATCTCGGAACCGGTGTTGACGTGCGTGACGGTACCAGGACCGCCAGTGACGACCGCGAACTCACGACGCGGACCCTTCAGGGCCGCGCGATCCATGTTTCCGCCATCGAGTACCTTGTCGAGCAGCGGGTGCCACTTGACGAACAGCTCAGAGTACGCCGGCATCAACTCGTCGAGAGCAGTCGCCAGAACGTCAGGAGAGATAGGCATTACCGCCCCCTCTTACGTGGGTTGAGTGCGAAGCGTGCAGCTTGCGAACGAAGATCCTTGAACGAGGTGGCTTCCACCTTATCAGGCAGGGCCATCTGTTCGCTCGAACGCGCCTGGGAAGTAGCCCCAGACGTGAGCGAGGCCCCTGGTCGCGGGGCTGAAGGGCTCTCCGCCCCTCCTGATAGGCGCAACGCGTATTCGTCAGGAACACCGTCCGCCTTGGCCTGCCGTGCTGCATTCAGCGCGGCAGCAGGGAGACGCGCCGCCGTAGCCGCCGTCTCCATCTCCCAGCCCTCGTCGAGAAGCGCGACGAACGTAGCAGCCAGGTTGTCGTCCTCGAACAGGTCGGCGTTCTCGGACTTGAACCACTTGGCGTACTGCTCGGCCTCGCGCTCAATCGTGGCCTCGACATTGGACTGGTAGTCCTTGTACGTCTTCTCCAACTCGCCGTACTTGGACTCCCACTCGGTCGTCGCCGTACCTTGCGCCTCTTCAAGCTCTTTGATCTTGGAAGCGTACTCGGCGACGCGTGGGTCTTCCTTGCCCTCTAGGAGCGAGTTGTACAACTCCTTCAGGGACTTGGCATCGTCCACCATCGAAGCGGCCTTGTCGTCGGCCCACTTCTGGTAGTACGTCTGCATCGGCGTGGCCCAGCCCCGGACTTGCTCCGGGAGGTTGTCGACCTCACCTTTCCAGTCGTCCCATCCGAACTCGTCTGCGGAGGGAAAAGCAGCAGGCTGCTCCGATGTCTCTTCACGAACTTCGGATTCAGATGCACTACCCTCGACAGGAGCAGCTGCTGCTTCCGGCGCTGCCTCGACAGGCGCCTCGGTTTCCTCGGACTCCATCAAGCCTCCTTTCCGTCAGCATTACGAGCAGCCGTAATGCGGAACACTGCGAGCTGGGCTCGGGGAGACTTGCCTTTCTCGAAGACAGACTTGGGCTTGCCGTCGTACTCTTCGCCCTCGTCGTCCTCGTCGTCCTCGTCTTCGTCGTAGTCCGTCTTCATGACCAAGTCGTACCCGTGCTCGTCCAGAAGTTCCCGCAGGTCTGCCTCGGAGGCAGGCGGGTCTTCCTTCAGGTCACGCAGTAGTTCGTTCATCATTGGCATAGACGGCTCTCTAGGACGTGTGTACTAGACGAAAACTTTGTTGTCAATCTCTCCCCGTTGCTTTGCCTTCTCTACCCGACGCTTCTCGTGCTGCTGGGCCAGGTCACGGTAGCCGCGTCGCTTGGCAGTACTTTCTGCCTTCTCTCGGACCGTATCTACGTGCTTTCGCCACGACGTAGAGTCGGCACTCATCATATCCCAGCCTGGGTTCTGCTTCTTGTACTCGCGAAGCTCGGACGCAGACTCGAACGTGCGCCCAATCTGGCCCACCTTGAGGGGCTTGGACGGCATCGGCCCCACCGTCATCACCGCCCCAATCCGGATGGTGATGGAACTGTGGCACTCGGGACAGACTGCGTTGTCGACCTTGGCCAGCGGGATGAACATGTCGGTGAAGTAGCCGCAGCCACCGTTGCAGCGGAAGTCGTACAGAGGCATCAGACAAGCCCGTAGTCGCGAAGAGCCATCAGAGCCGTCTCCAGGTCGAGCGGCTGAAGGGGTACTGCCTGCTGGCGGCGGCGAAGCGGGTTGTAGCCCGACGCTGCCTTGCGGCGGTTCATGTAGCGCGGCATCAGTTCGAGGTTGGCCAGGTTGTTCGAGCCCCCATTAGACAGGGCCTGCTTGTGGTCGACCTCGATGCCTGTCGGCAGTTCCATGCCCAGGGCTGTCTCCGCGTTCTTCCGTGCCTGGTTCCGCGCAGAGCGCAGAGCAATCTGCTCAGGCTTCCCGTGGAAGTCGGCGTACTCCTTCTTGTAGTTACGCGGCTTCCCGTTCTTCAGAGCTGGGGCCTTCTTTGTACGCCTCATTTCTTACTCCCTGGGAAGCCGGGACCACCCAGAGGCGTCACTGGCTTCGGTAGCTCGATGCCAGGAGGAAGCCCCCCGGCTACGATGTTGTCCTCGCCCATGCGGGCTCCTACCGTTTCCTCCTCGGGAGGAGCGGGTGGGAGCGGACCAGCCGGTGCCTGTCCCTCTTCCGGGGGCGGTGCCTGCTGCTGACCTGGGGGGGCTAGAATGTCACGCATCCCGAGCAGGTCAAGCAGCTTGTTAATGAGCTTGGTCTTGTCCACCGCAGGGCTTTCGAGAAGCAGCGGCATGTACTGCTGGAGCTTCTGAAGCTGCACGAGTCGGTGGTTTTCGGTCGGACTGTACGGGATGGCGATGTAGTCGAAGTCCAGAGGCTTCTCGGCGGGGTTGCGCCGGGGCCGCATGGCCAGCGTCTGCCGCGTCACCTGGAGCACTTCCTGGCTGTCCGTGAGCCGGATGGGCAGCACCGTGTTGGGCGGCAGAAACTCTTCGTAGAGCCCCACAACCTTCTGGGAGTTGTTGTCGACACAGTCTTCGATCATCTTGATGCGGCGACCGTTGCGGGTACGCGTGGCCGTGTCAGCCAGTGCCACCTCGGTAGCAACGTCAGCCACACCGACGACACCACGGCTGTACTGCGGGATGCCCAGGATGAACTCGATGCCCGTGTTGCAGCGGTCCCGCATCTCACGGAACTCGGGGCTGAAGCTCGGCACAGGCGTCTGGCCGATGATGTCACGCAGCGGTGCGTTGGCCTTGCCCTCGACGTTAATCATCGAGCCCGGCTGGTTAGCTTCCCGCAGCGCGCTCATCAGGGCTTCGGGGTTGTCGACCAGCGCGGTGTTCACCATCATCACAGGCGTCGAGGTGTGGGCGTGCCACAGTTCGAGCGTGTCAATCTCGTTGAGACGTTCCTGCGAGGAAGCGATGAGCTTGATGTCTGACAACCCGCCGAGGTCCGTCATGTTCTCGTTGAACGTGACCAGCGAGAACGGGTTGCGGACGTAGCGGTAGGGCAACTCGCCCTCGAAGAGCGGGTCTTCGATGTCCTCAAGGATGTGGTAATACTTGTCCGACTCGAAGTCGTAGACTTCGTAGACGGTCACCCACTTGTAGACCTCAAGGCTGGCCTCGTTCACCATCGCGCGGTCGCGAACGTAGTCCTTGAGCCACGTCGGGTAGCCCCCGTAGTACGCCTTCTTCGCAACTGCCGGGTCGTACTGCGACGGACGCCCATCGCTCCGAGGCTCCGAGCGTGCCTTGAACTCCTCTCTGGTGAGAACGGTCGTCTCCACCAGGTACCGGATGTCGTCGAACTTCTTCGCCGACATGTCGAAGAAGATGGCACGTGGGTCCACGTCGAAGATTTGCACGGACTCCCGCTTGAAGTCCCACACCGCCTTGGTGAAGCCCCGACCGCAGATGGACGCGTTGGTCGCCGTCTTCCACAGCGTAGCGTGCATGTTGTTCCGCTGAA